TATCGATTATTTCTTCAGTTTTTATATTACCCATACCAGGCAAGACTTGCTTGCGATCTTTCCACACTGTTGTGCAGAAAAGATTCATAAACACAGGATCTGGTTGGGGCGTGTCGACAACTACACGCGAGTTAAGAGACTGCTTTTCATTAAAAGCGTTGTCGGCATAAACAATTGGACCGAAGTTATTTGTATGATAACCAATTGTCATTTGCTCCTTAACCTCATCATGCACTTGGAATTTATTAAATTTATTGAGGAAAGGATCATTAAGAATAGCAGCTTTATATTTGATTGGCTTAATTAGTGGTTTTGAATTTATTGTATGCAGATTTATCCTAGGTTCTGAAACATAAGGATTGGTTGACTTTGGCCTATAAAAGGAAGCGATATTTTTAACTACAGAGACAGCATATTTTTTACCAAAATTGCCTATCTCTGCCAAAGTATTAATAAAATTGGACATCTATAAGTAAAAATCTATAATTATGGGGTATATTACTACCTGATAAACGACGATTAACCCACTTCATAACTATATATAGAAAAAATCCAACCCAATAAGGTGCATATAAATAAAACAAAGACATTTGTAAGAAAGCGAAAAACACGGAAGGAGGAAGTATTGAACGTACTTGTCTCCAACCTAAGACGGGGATTTGCCAATCAGCATGATCATCCCGGAAATGAATTCCACGATCTAAGAACTGAACCGAATATAACTGGCTCATTCTATAATATATAAATAACAAGGTACAAGTAAGTGTTAAAGGAAATACTAAAGTACCCTCATAAAACCCAATATTACTATAGGTAACAGTTTTTTCAGCCCAAATGACAGTGCCGTTAACTGAATTATAAGGATAAGAAATAGTGCTCTCTGTTGGCTGCCAGGTATAAGTAGCAGCAGTTAGTAACATGAACCAAAACCAATAAAATGCCCCAAAAAGACACAACAACGCTAACTTTATTCTACTAAAGCGCATGAACTCAGTTTCAATATACATGCTAACCCCAAATCTGTGGACAACAAATAAGACAAATAATAAGGACACCCAAAAAGGATTGAATGCTCTATTAAACAATAAGTATTCCATGAAAGCATAAATAAATAATAAGAAGAAACAGTAATTCCAGGACCATAATTTTTCATTAACAATGGCATTAGATCCTCTATGATCAGCTTCGGTTTCCCAAAAAGCGAGTAGAGGTGCATACAACATAGTCTCTGAGTAAATTTTGCTTTGACCATCATAATTTCGCAACAGATGTTTAGCTTGAAACTTACTTTGTTCATAAGTGACTTTGTCCCTGGCTTTTGCTGTAACCCAAAAGGCTTTCAATTCATTTACAATTGATACTGGCATTTCAACACTTATCTTAACAGTTTTATAATAAAAACCATAGTGCTGAACTAAATCTGTATCGCTGTGAATCCCAGCCGATAAGATACCATGGAAACACGCTTGTGGTACTTCAAATACACGTGTATCGCTTGTTTTATTCCTATTTTCGTAGTTATCAAACATATAATGACCTTTATAATTAACTACTCTGATAGGTCGCTCAACATCAGCAGGTGGAGGTGGCTCCTCCTCTGATTCCGATGAAGAAGAACTACTTCCCCCCGATGAGTCACTAGATGAAAATTGGCCGAGAGCGTGCCTGGCTGCACGATCAGCATTTTCAGCCCTAATTCTTACCGCCAGGGCATTATGGCGTATTGCAGTTGCTTTTTGCTCATCAGCTTCTGCTTTCTGTTTCAAGAAACATATGGCGCAACAACCGTCAATATCATGAGTACATGATTCACGAACAGTTGGTTCTCTGATTTTACCCTCAACATTATATACAGGAGGAACTTCCCTATTTTGGGGAAGATTTCTAATCAAATTATCATTACCATTTCTCTTTACTTCAACCTGGTCATTCAAATGATAAGCCACCCCTCTATAATGGTTAGTAGGGTTTCTTGAATTAAACACAGGATTTTCAGAATCATCATCACCAACTCGACAACGCTGAGCTGGAATGTAAGGTGTATTAGTGACAAACTCAATAACAGAAGACACTAGCGAACTAGTTTCACTTTCAACAACTATTTCTGGAGTTTTCATATCAGACAGAGCTTGAGTACGTTTCTGTTCACGTTGCAACTTTCGTCGCGCACGTTCCAAACGCTTCTCTTCTTCTTTAACAGCTTCCATCTTTTTTTTGTAGGCTTCAGGATTATCTTTTTTTTCTTTCCTACAATCTGGACACCTCACGGGGACTGAGAGTTTTTTTTTAGCATAAAATTTCTTTTCACGTTCAGAAAATTCATACTCAACTCCACAATCTTT